ATATTCTGAGAAGTATAAAGATACTTTACAAGAATTCCATCCCAGAATAACTAAAGGGCAACTTACTAAGGTAGAGGTAATGATCAGGTACATGGACTATCTGGAGTTATGGGATTGGAGAGAGTTGATCACACGATATTTTGAAGAAGAAAACTTTGGTGACGGTAATATAAACAGATTTTTTGCAGGTAATGAAGAAGCAGGTGTGATAGTTGGAATGATAAATGAATAAAATAGAGTTGTCTGGACATACGTCAGGACATTTGCCCACTTGTGTCCGGACACTGTCCTAGCTTCAAAGGGATTACCATTGAAATCAAATGAGGGGGAAATATGATGAATATAGATGAACTACAGTTAAACTTAGGCAGAGAGTTAGCAATAGCGTTTTTCAACGAATACAGGAAAACAGAGGCGTTCGATAGCCTATTAGTAAAAGACCTGACCTTTCAAGAGTTAAAAACAACGATTGTACTCAATATTTATGAAAAGGTAGAAAATATGTACCTGGTTAAAGAACTTGGTAAGTTGGAAAAGATGGATAAAAGCATGTTGATCGCGCATATCTTTCAATTGCTGCAAGATATAAACTCGCATGAAAAGTCTTGGTATTCTAATTTCCGCGAAGAAGAAATTGAGATGAAGCTTGATTCAGTAACCAATAATTATTATGGCATGGTTCCAAGCGAGAAAATCAATTTATTGGAAGCGATTGAAAAAGTTATCGAGAATGAAATGAAAGGAATGGTATAAGATGAAACCTAATCTGACAGAAACAGATTTTTTGGTACTAGGTATAATCAAGCAACACTCAACTCACAATAGGATATTAGCGAAGGATATCATTAAGCAAACGAACCAAACATACAAGCAATTGAAAATATCGGTCAAAAGATTAAGAAAGAATGGAATTCCTATCGGTGCAAGTAAAGCGAATCCTATGGGATATTGGATAGCCAGGACTAAGGAAGAAGTGACGGAAAGTAATCTACTGTACGAAGCCCAAGCTTATTCTATGCTTGATACAGTTCAAACGATGAATAAGGCACACTTGAATACATGGGAATATGATTTGAATGATCCTGATTGGCGCGAAAGGAATACCGGCCAGTTGCTGGTGCAAAATGGTGGAAAACAATTTAAGGTTACTGCAAAGTTGTTGGGAGATGATACAACTGCAGGCGAAATCACATTGCCCAAAGAATTGATTGAATCATTACCAAAAAATACGAGGCGAGTATTTTTGATTAAAAAAAATGATTGAATTTTATGTATTGGATATCAAGTTTTGTCAAGTTTGGGTCAGTTTTCTTGTTAATCATATGAAGTTTTTGAGAAAGGAATGTAGAAAATGAAAGACAAAGTTTATATTGAGTCCGAAGATAAAAATGCAAAAACCGCAATTCTATTGCCTAATTATGGAGAGGTAAAATTAATCGTACAACAAGGTAGAGTTATTCGGTTTGAAACAAAAGAAATCAATCTTGTAGGTGAATAAACATTGATTTATCAGGGTTTTAGATACAAAAGAATCGCGAAATATGGTATAATAATCACATAAACATATTTAGTATCCTACTAGGAAAAACCAGCGGATGCGAGACAAAATTCCCAATTGAGGAAATGTCTTGTGTCCGCTTTTTCTTATTCTAATCGATCCTTGAAAACCAAATAAGCGGTTGTGCTGTAAGCACCGTCCTTGATGATGGCAATTCCAAGCGAGACCAACGATCAAAACCGCAAAATTGCTCCAAGCTATTGGTATTAGCGAGGAGCAAGTTAAACATGAACCTATAGAACTTTGGATGGATGGGTCGAAAATTAATCCTCGTCCTTGAAGTCTTCTGATACAGCAGATAAAAAATGAGTGTAAAGATTCTTGTATTCGTAATATGCATCAAATACAATTTGTTCGCCATTTCTAATCTTTGTTTCAATTATATCTCTCATGAAGGGTAGTGAAGCAACAGATAAATCATGTGCGCGTTGTTCATTAGTCAACATTTGTCGCACCTCCTTATCAATTATTTCAGACGACCACTCACTGATAAGGAAATTATATCAAAGAAAGGAATGTAAAAAATGACAACAACAATATACCCCAATGGAATCAAAGTCCACTGTGTCTGGCAAGATGGCACTCACATGAAAGAAGGGGAAAAGATTCCTTTGGAAGTTCAGAAAAAAGCGGTTCAATCGGTTTTGAAGATGATGAACGAGGAACCAAAATGGAAATCACAATCAAAGCAGCACCAGAAGAATTAGCAAAAATGCTCCAAGCTATTGTGAGTAGCCCAGAGCAAAGAATACCAATTGAAAATATTGTATTTTCTAGTGAATCAATTAAAAAAATTGTAGAAAATTGCAGCTTTTAATTCGGCTTTTCGAGAATAGAAACAATGACTTTCTCGATCATTTTATCTGTGTAATCAAGACTAGACTTGTGAAGAATTGGGATGATTTCAGTTATCTTTTTAGTTTCTCCCAAATTGTCTATTTGACCTTGAATGTCTAATTCTTTAAGAGAATCCTTTCTTGCGGATTCAATCAAATTTTTAATTTTATCCTCATCCATTTTTTTCACCTCGTTATCAGTTATTTCAGTGGGTCACTCACTGGTAAGGAAATTATATCAAAGAAACTAATGCAAAACGGTATTAAAATTTTATAAGCACTGTATTTCGTTTAGAAGTTAAGCAATAGAGAAGCAAATATATTTTTAAATGATAAAAATGTGGCTAAGCATTCTGACATTTTTGACTCCTTAAAAAAGGGGAAGATTAAGAAAATGGATAAGTCCGCTTACTGATTCAGATTAATAAAGTTTCCAAAATTATGCGATCCGCAAAAATGTCAAAGGGAGGGTGAGTATGGATCAAGAATACTATTTGAGTCGATATATCAACATTAATGATTACATCAAATCGCTAAAAAGAAGGAAGTCTATGATTAGCAAAGAAATTTATAACCGGACCTTAGCTACTCACCTTGCCTATGATGAAATTTCTATCCACACTCATGCGCCTAAAATAGAATTTATCGTTTCGGATAATGCAGAAGCTGAAATGCTCATTGATCGACAGATAGAGCGGTGGGAAGCACGAGCTAAGTATTTCTCTGGATTCTTATCTACATTGTCTCAGAATGAATCTGAGAGCCTTTTAAAAGGGTATGCTTCTCAAGAACTCAAGGATGCCGCATTGGAAGAAATTGAAGAAATAGAAACTGCTATGGCGTTCAGATATGGCTGGGAAGTGCCGCAAGAAAAAGTCGAATTAACAGACGATTTATTTTCTAACATAGCAATAATGTCGGAGGTGTTCGGATAGTGAGTTATGATTTCGAGATTCGTCCAAAGTGGATACTCACACAATGGAAGGCCTTTGTGGTAAATAGGAATCATTTGGGAGATGGAGATGGCAAGGGGTATGCTCGTTTACTGTTTACTGCTTTAAAAGAGTTACCTAAAGAAGATGTTTTAATTCTTTCTGAGAAATATTATGAAACTGAACAAGGCGCCAATTTTACTTATGCTTATAACGGTTATCGAACATATATACCTATAACAGATAAAGTATTGGCTGACCGAAGAGGAATATCTGTTCTTGAATATAGAAAAATCAGGAATAAGTCAGAAGCAAAACTGCAAGCTATTATCAATCGACTGAGAAAAGAATTTATCGAAATAGATGCTGATAGCCTAGAAGAATACATTTTAGGTGTAGGTACTATTTATTTGAAGAGTTATCAAGTTATCGAGGGGAAGCGTGCGGATTCAGACTCTTTTGTTTTTACTCAAGATAGATCTAAGGCGAAAAAATTCAAACGAGACTCTCCTCATGGAAGACAAATTAAAATGTATCTTAGGCTTAAAAAGATGGAGCCGCGAGACGAGTGTATTAAATTTGTGGATATTTGGTTTGATTAATTTCTTAGTTGATCATGTAATTTACTACATTTTACTACAAAAGCCTGATTCATAAGCTTTTGGTGAAAAATTTGGGTATTTATCTTGATGACAGAAAAAGACATATATCGGTTTTTAAGGGTAGAAAAATACTTTGGAATCGTCATCGTTGTCAATAAGGTTGGGTTAGGTAAAAAAATTAACAAACTAATCAGATTTTACAAAAAACAGAGTTATCGGAGTCCTAAAAAGGAATTTCTACCATTCTTATGGTCACTAAGGAAGGTATTCGAAATATATTTAATTAGTCTATACCAATTATCGAAAAAGGCATAGTAGTGAAGGTTAAATGAATAGTTTTGCCTGTCTACGCACTTTTTAGTTATAACTCACATGAAAGCGAGAAAAGCGATATGGTGGAGCCTATAATACTCAAAATTACAGTCGATTATTCCAATTCTTTGGTGAATATATCTCTGAATTTAAAAACTAACAAATAGTTAATATTACAAAAAAAGGAGTTTCAATAAAATGAGCGAAAGCATTTACTTTCTTAATGATGAACAAGAACTGTTAAAAGTGTGCGGAGAAAGCAAAATTATTGAATCCGTCCAGTCGAAAGAAATCACAGCTGATAAAAGTGAGCTGATGAACGATACTTTAAGCGTTAGCGTATTGGATGATAAAAAAATTCGAGATGCCGCTTTTATGGCTGTTCGTGAAAATGATGATTCGTTCTCGATGTACAAAATAACCGCTGATAGCGACCCTAGAGGACGGTTAAGCTTTATAGGGGTTAACTTTGCAGTAGATGAATTGCATTCGTTTATCGTGCTTGATATGCGCCCTAGCAATCGAAGTATCAAACAAGTAGCAGAACAGATTCTTAGCTATACAAATGCTGAGTGGCGTGTGGGTTATGTTGATCCGACGCTTCCAGCAATTTCAGGAACTTTTTACTATTTAAGCGTTAAAGATGCTTTAAAGCAACTGCAGACATTCGGCTGCGAGATTGTTTTCAAATGTAAAATTGATGGAAACAAAATCACAGATAAATGGATTGAAATTTATAAACAAATTGGCATTTTTAGCAACAAGCGATTTGTTTACGGTTCGAACGCACTCGTAGTCGTGCGTCAAAGAGATCGATCGCAACTATATACCTCGATTATTGGACGGGGTAAAGGTGAAGAGGTCGGGGACGGCTACGGACGAAGAATTGAATTTACTGACATCGAATGGAAAAAGTCGAATGGTAATCCGTTAGATAAACCTAAAGGACAGAATTGGCTTGAATATCCTGAAATGACAGCACTTTACGGCATACCGATGAAGAACGGAAGCAAGCGTAAACGGGAAACTGTTCTAATCTTGGAAGATATAGAAGACCCTAGAGAGTTGCTGCAAGCGACCTATGAGAATCTCGTAGAATACTCACGGCCGCTGATTCAATTCAAAACCTCTGTACTGGGCGGGGATTCAATCGGTAACACAGTAACCATCCACCGATCAGATAAGAACTATCACTATAAAACTCGTGTTTTCAGCGTCAAAATTGATCGTATTAGGAACAAGGTAGAATGCGGATTAGGCGATAACTTGAACACGTCAAGCACTAGGCAAGCAGCAAGTGTTCAAAATAGCGTAACCAATTTAGCTGAAACTAAAATGACGTTTTATGATTCAACTGAAATCAGCAAATGGCAGTCAGATATCATCCGTGGCGCTCATGGCGGTGCGGTTATTTTGATGTCACCATCCGATTATCCTGCCAATCATCCTCAACGAGGAGAAAGTCGTCAGCCATTTCAAATGGTATGGATGGACGGTGATTCTATTCAAACTTCAAGCCATTTCTTAGTTGCAAATTCAGATGGAATTGGGTTTATAGATGGAGATTTCTACACTAGCCCATTTAAAACCGCTTGGACCATAGACGGAAAATTCAATGCTGACTTTATTAAAACTGGATCGATTATTGCTGATATTTTCGAAACATCATTTAATAAACTAGGTGATACTCTCAAATTGGTTTCTGGTGCGTTGAGGATTGAAAATAACGGAAAGAAAATAATGGAACTAACAAAACAGGGTATGGAGTTTTGGGGATCAGATAGGCAAATTGGGACTATAGGCACAACAAACTCAGCGGGTAATCCATTTCCTGAACTATCAGGAAATAGCACGCCAACGCCACTTGAAGATAATTCCTTGGTTATTAAAACTCAAGGTGACGGTAAGTATATTCTGGTTTCTGCCAAAGAAGATCATGGACTAGTATTTCTTGGTGATGGTAGTGCGATATACCGAGGGAATGTAAGCCTGCAGGGGGATTTGACTGTTGCAGGCGATATAGATGTTAGAAATGGACAAATCAGAATTAATGGCGCCCAAGTTTACCCCGGTGGTTCTGGCGGTGGCGTTGGTCCTGGTGGTGCAACATATGATCCGATTAATATCGGCAGCAACATAACCGGCAATGCGAATATCGTTGCTTGGCTTGAAAAGTATACGAAACTATATGGAATTTCGGATTATATCGGACTAGCTTATGCGCTGATCATGGTAGAAAACCCCGGTACAGATGGCACAGATGACATCATGCAATCTTCTGAATCAGCGGGCTATCCAGGTCCCGGTTATCTTACAGGTGAAGCGTCGGTAAAACAAGGGTGTAAACACCTAGCTCAACAAATTAAAAACGGTCAGGATCAAAATGTAGACATTTGGGGAGTAATGCAAGGATACAACTTCGGAAGTGCATATATCCCTTGGCTCTCAAACAGAGGCGGAGTAAATACCACTGATTTGGCTGAGGTCTATTCAAGAACAGTTGTTGCTCCTTCGCTAGGAAATACAACTGGTGCAACATATCCATATGTGAACGCAGTCTCTCAAGCAGATGGCAGAACTTATCTGTATGTAAATGGTGGTAATTTTCACTATGCTGCGATGATCCGACAATATGTGAAAGTGAATGAAAGTTCGGGGTATGTAGTTCCCATAAGCAAACCAGTTACAGTGACTAGCGAGTTCGGCTACAGATATCATCCTATTACTGGATCATATGAGCTTCACAATGGAATTGACCTAGTAAACGGAAATGCCACCACGCCTATATATGCATCGGCAGCTGGTGAAGTGGTTATATCTGGAAGTTACCCCGATTGGTATGGAAACTACGTTGTTATTAAGCACTCTGACGGGCTTTACACAGGGTATGCACATCAAAGTCAACTGCGAGTTTCTGTCGGCGATACGGTCAATCAGGGACAACAAATCGGCAATATGGGAACAACGGGTCCAAGTACTGGACCGCATTTGCACTTCCAATTTTTTACAAATGGACCTTGGCCATCCAATGCTGATTTTATTAATCCAAGAGAACACATTGTTTTTTGATGAAAGTGCATCTGGCTTTTAGCCAGGTGCCTTTTTTGATATGCTAAAATCATCAATAATTAGGAGGTCAAACCATGTCAAAAGTAGTCGAAAATCCAAAAATAAATTTCTTTTGGGCAAGTGATGGTCGTCCTGTAAGAGAAGGCGATAAAGTGCCTAAGGAAGTTGCCGAGAGAACAATAAGAGCAGTTATGGAATGCGCCAAGAATAAACGGTAAAAAAGAAGAAATCAATATGAACACACCACAAATTTTTAATTTCGCACAAAACGAAGTTTGGACAATCATAGTAAATGATGAACCATATTTTGTAGGAAAAGACGTTGCATAAGTTTTGGGATATGCAAATTCAAGAAAAGCTCTGAATGATCGTGTTGATCCAGAGGACAAATTAGTTCTAACGTCGCGAATCTTTACTTTAGAAAATATGCCGAACCGTGGTCTTATTGGAATCAACGAATATGGCCTTTATTCACTGGCGATTATAAGTGGGCTTCTGTCTGAAACAGGGAAAATGTATTTGATAGGAAATATATTCACACTTAGTGTGGTGTCGCTTAAGAGTTAATTAAATATAATACTAAAAGGAAATAGTTGACTAATATTCAGAGAGATGTTATGGTTTATGTAACAAAACCAAGGGAGCCTCTTAGCAATGCTAATACGCCTTGGTCGTTTTTTTGTATATATGGAGAAAAAATATGAAGAAAAAAGAAGCGACTGAGTATGGTCAGCAGATTACTAGACTGAGAGTAAGAGGCTTTAATATTAATAGCAATGATGAAAATGAGGTTAAGACTTTTTTATCAAATGTCGGATATTATAGGACTACTGGTTATATATTACCATACTATAATAAAAAGTTAGAGAAACTTAATGATAATATGGACTTTGACAAAATTATGAGTACATATTGGTTTGATAAGGAATTGAAATCTATTCT